CGGCCTATTCGATACTGTGCCGCCGACCCAATTCAGAAATGACACCATCACGCTTTATGTTGATGGTGGTCGCCAGTATTTGTCTGCGCGGGAACGCCTTCATTGAGAAGAAATTCATCGCAAACCGCCTGGTTTCGCTGATGCCTTTACTACCGCAGAACATGGTGGTTAAACGTCTCACTACCGGGGCGCTGGAATACAAATACACTGAAAACGGAAACGAGCGCGTCATTCCGGTCAAAAACATCATGCACATTCGCGGGTTCGGTCTGGACGGTGTTTGCGGCATGATGCCGATGAAGACTGGCCGGGATGTGATCGGTTCAGCAATGGCCGTTGAAGAGTCTGCGGCGAAAATCTTCGAGCAGGGTCTGCAGAGCTCAGGTTTTCTCTCCGCTGATAATGCGCTGACAGACGATCAACGTGAAAGACTTCGTGGCTATATGGCATCATTCACCGGCTCCAAAAACGCCGGAAAAATTATGGTTCTTGAAGGCGGCCTGAAATATCAGGGCGTGACCATGAACCCGGAAGATGCTCAGATGCTCGAAAGCCGCGCATTTAGCATTGAGGAGATCTGCCGCTGGTTTCGCGTGCCTCCTTTCATGGTTGGTCACACCACGAAACAAAGCAGCTGGGCATCCAGCCTGGAAGGTATGAACCTGCAGTTTCTGACTCATACCCTTAGACCACTGCTGGTGAATATTGAGCAGGAAATTGGCCGGTGCTTACTCGACAGCGATGACGAAGTGTTTGCAGAATTCTCCGTTGAAGGTCTACTGCGAGCCGATAGTGCCGGTCGCGCGGCATACTATACCAGCGCGCTTCAAAATGGCTGGATGTCCCGTAATGACGTTCGTCGCCTTGAGAACATGCCGCCAATTGAAGGGGGCGATATTTACACCGTTCAGCTCAACCTGACGCAACTGAAAAATCTCGAAAGCAGCAACCCTGCTGTTCAGGCACTGGCCCTGCGAGAGCTGCATAACCACGTATTCCCCGATATTTCCTTTGAACAATCTCCGCTGAAACAGGCCGCTTAGGAGCACTTTCCTGATGAGCAAAAAACAACTTCCGGTAGCACCGGCGGGTCGCCCCTGCGCGCGCGTTACCTGTGAAACATTACCGTCCGCACTGGACCGCTGGGACGGCGGGATCAAAGCGGCGGCCACCGACGATAACAGCATTTCTGTTTTTGATGTTATCGGGCAGGACTACTGGGGCGAAGGGGTAACAGCTAAACGTATTGCCGGTGCGCTTCGGGCGATGAACGGCGCCGACGTTACGGTGAATATCAACTCACCGGGCGGCGACATGTTCGAAGGTCTGGCTATTTATAACCTGCTCCGCGAATACGAAGGCCGTGTAACGGTGAAGGTGCTGGGCATTGCCGCCAGCGCCGCCTCGATAATTGCGATGGCCGGGGATGATATTCAGATTGGCCGCGGTGCCTTCCTGATGATCCACAACTGCTGGGTATACGCGATGGGAAACCGCCATGATTTTGCTGAACTGGCACAGTCACTGGAACCCTTCGATACCGCTATGGCTGATATCTACGCGGCGCGCTCCGGCCTTGATATGGCCGCTGTGCAGAAGCTGATGGACGCGGAAAGCTATATCGGTGGCAGTGATGCAGTAGCGAAGGGACTGGCAGACAGCTTGCTTTCTGCTGATGCGGTCAGCGACGGCGACGAATCGCCTGCAGCCGCGCTTCGCAAACTTGATGCATTGCTGGCCAAGACCAACACCCCGCGCTCTGAGCGCAGAAAACTCATTAAAGCCTTATCCGGTGGCATGCCTGGCGCTGTCACCACCAACGACGGTACGCCGGGCGCTGCCGAAGACATCAAACCTGAAACCATCAATTCACTTGAAAGCGCCCTGGCGGCGTTAGTCAAATAAGGACCCTTTATGTCTGAAGTAAACGATATTCTGAAAAAAGTCACGGCCAGCATTGAAGAGGCAACCGGCAAGTTCAACGCGAAAGCAGAAGAAGCCGTGAAGGAGGCGCAGAAGTCAGGCAAGTTGTCAGAAGAAACAAAGGCAGCTGTCGATAAAATGGCTTCTGAGTTCAACGCCCTGCGTGAGGCAGAAAAAACGCTGAAGGCAGCTATGGGCGAACTGGAGCAACATGTTGCCCAGATGCCGCTGGCAAACGCGAAGCACGTTGTGGAATCAATCGGCCAGCAGGTGATCTCTGCTGAAGCGCTGAAAACCTTTGCCTCCGGCGTGGAAGGTGGCAAACGTATCAGTATCCCGGTTAAGGCGGCACTGACTTCTGCGGATGTGCCTGATGGCGTCGTCGAACCCCAGCGAATTCCGGGCATCGATACGGCACCGAAGCAGCGTCTGTTCATCCGCGATCTGATTGCGCCTGGTCGCACTTCTTCCCCGGCTATTTTCTGGGTGCAACAGACTGGCTTTACCAACAACGCGAAAGTGGTTCCTGAAAATACGCAGAAACCATACAGCGAAATTGAGTTTACGCCGAAAATCACTGGCGTAAGCACCATCGCTCACCTCTTCAAAGCCTCAAAGCAGATCCTGGATGACTTCGCACAACTGCAGTCAACCGTTGATGCAGAAATGCGCTACGGACTGAAGTATGCGGAAGAGCAGGAAATTCTCTTCGGTGATGGTACCGGCGTGCATCTGCATGGCATTGTTCCTCAGGCGTCAGCGTTTAACCCGGCATTTACTGTTGAACAGCAGAGCGGAATTGACGATCTGCGTCTGGCAATGCTGCAGGCGCAACTGGCGCGCTTCCCGGCATCAGGCCACGTTCTTCACTTCATTGACTGGGCGCGAATCGAACTGACCAAAGACAGCCTGGGCCGATACATTCTGGCTAACCCTGCGGCACTGACTGGACCGACGCTGTGGGGCCTGCCGGTTGTTGCCACGGAAGCGGCTGCCTTCCAGGGTAAATTCCTGACGGGTGCTTTCAACGCTGGGGCTCAAATCTTCGACCGAGAAGATGCGAACGTCGTTATCTCCACGGAGAACGCCGACGACTTCGAGAAAAACATGATCACCATCCGTTGCGAAGAACGTCTGGCGCTGGCTGTGAAACGCCCTGAAGCGTTCGTGTACGGTTCATTCAGCACCGGCGCGGGTAGCTGATAACTATTGCGGCCTTCGGGCCGCTTTTTTTTCGGGGCACACAAATGCTTGATCAAAATGTGGTGAAACAGCACTGCCGCATTGATACCGACTTTACGGGTGATGATGCTCTGCTGGAGATTTACGCCGGTGCGGCGGCGCGTTACGTCCAGACATGGACAAGGCGAACGCTCTATGAAAACCAAAGCTCACCTGGCTATGCAGACGACCCGGACCCGATTCTACTGAATGATGATGTTAAAGCGGCCATGTTATTGCTGATAGGTCACTGGTATGCCAACAGAGAGACAGTGTCCGTAGGACAAACCGTGGCAGAGGTCCCGTTTGCAGTTGAAGCATTGCTGCAACCATACCGCATTTACGGGGTGTAAAAATGTCCTGTTCAGGATGCGCTGAAAGGCGCGAGTGGTTAAAAAAATGGGTGAAAATTGCATATGAACGAGCTACAGGCAAACGAACTTATAGCGGCGCTACGCGAACAGACAGCAGCGCAACTGGCACAAACGGCCGCGATAAACCGACTGGTTGATTCGAATGTGGCACTATGTGACCTCATTATCCAGTCTCTGGCTGAAGATGACACCATCGAAATTTCTACGCTTGATGATTTGAAGCCACAATACCTCAGCCAAAAAGCAAGGGGGTAGTATGCAGGCCGGGAAATTACGGCACCAGGTCACA